ATCGGTGGCCCTCTGCTGCGTCCTGAATGGCTGCCACTTCATCTGGCGTGAATATCTCAACCGCACGTTTGGTGTGCCTGGCCTTGCGTATCCCCACCACCGGGTTGGTTGGCAACAGTTCCCGTTCCACTGCGTCTGCAAGAATTGTCTGCACCAGTGACTGCAGTGAATTACGTGTGGCAATGCGTGGCACATCCTGCAGCATGGCCACGATGTGTTTTCGGCGCAGCAATGGAACCGGGATGTCAGCACAGCCACCCATGTGGGCCAGCCACCGGGTGTACCGTTCCCGGGTGCCGGGTGACAACACACGCACTGCCACCCAGTGGTCCGCAAACACACGCAGGGTTTGCCCATCGAGTGTGCCACCGGCCTGCCGCACCTGCCACCATTCGTTCAACTGGTCTGCAGCCTCTGCGCGTGACCGAAACACCCGCTCCCTGCGTTTGCCATCCAAGGTGATGCGTGCCACCCATCGACGCTTGGCTTTATTCCAAAACGGTTTCGGTTTGGTTGTTCTCCTGCGCATCAAACACTGCCACCCAGTTGGAAAGCCTGATACACACCTTGCGACGAATCACACACAACACAAGGCCCAATTCTTTGGCCCGTGCAATCTGTGGTGCCGGTCTATCGATCTGACCAAACTGGTCACACATCCATTCCAATGACAGCCCAGGGTCACCCACATCAGGCACTACAGGGTGACCTGCCGCCATACAATCCTGTATCAACTGCAGGTGCCACGCCATGGCTGCTGCGTTTTCACTTGACATACAACACCCGTGCACGCAATCATGCGCGTTCAGATTGTTTCCCATGAAACATGAGGACGCTGCGGGGTGGCTCGTCGAAAAGTACCCTGCAGTGCCACAAACAACCGCTGTTGCGGTCTGTGGTGGGTCGCACGCGATGACAGATACACGCCAAACGGGTTGCCGCCTGTTTGGCGTTTTCTGTGCGCAGTCCGCACCACGTTATTGAATATGGGCGGTGGTCTGGCAGGTGGCACACTGATGTTGCCACGTTGGGGCAGGTGCATACAATTGCGCGCTGTCGCCATCATCATGTCACCTGTTAGTGCAGGGGCATGGTGGGCATTGCTCGCAATGTTTGGTTGCTCCAACAACCGTGGCGACAATTCCCACACCTGTTCAATGAGACACAGGCGACGAAAATACTGACAACCGCCAGTGATCCTGTCAACCCCGTCACGCTGGCGGGATGGCCCGCACAGCCAGCCACCGCACTACTGCGGTTCAATTCCGCTCAGGTACTCACCACGATGTTCCCGTGCAAATGCCACTCCATTGTGTGCCGGGTTGAACTGTTCAGGAATCTGCATCGTGGTCATACCGTCATAGCGTCTGTGGCACATCGTGAACGCGCCTGCATTCGGCCACTAGAATGGTCCCACAATAGCCACTGACACTCTCAGATTTCCAGCACCGTTTTGGTATTTTTTGTGGTTCTGTTTCGGCTGTTTTTGGGCACAACATCTAGTGCTGTGCGCGTGTGCATGTGGGTTGCGTTTTGTCGGGATTTGTCACCAAACCCCTGCACATTGTCACATCGTTTTTTGCCAATACAGCACCCCGCGCCCACACCATGCAAACTGCGGTTCATACAGGCGAAACCCGGCGCGTATCAGGCTGTTGCCACTGGCTGGGTTGTCCGGCACGGTGTATGTGATGCACGCAGTGGCACCTGTCCGCCGCGCGAACCGTTCACGTGTTTGAATTAGATGCACCTGCAGGCCACGCCCACGATGCGTGCGAAGTACACCACTCAGGCACAGAAATGCGGCATCCTCAACCAACCGCAGGCCCGCAAACGCCACAGGTTTGCTGCCATCCCACCCCAGCCACCACACACGCCCCGTGACCGGCACCCGGTCTGACGGTGTAAACACTGCGGCCTGCAACCGTTCCACGGCTGCCAGTTCTGTGGTGCCAGTGACCTGCCGAATGGCCACCCGTGATGCGTTGGGCATGGTTCACACTTCTGCCTCACGCACTTCAAATTTCACCACCTGTTTCATGCCCGTTCCATGTTCCGGTTTCTCATTGCCCACATAGAACCGCAACCAGTATGCCCCCAGTGGTTTGGGTGGTTTGCCTGTGGCGATGTGCCAGCCACCAACCCCGGTTTTGTATTCATCTTTGTACGTGGGGCACTTCACTGTGACCACGCTGCGCTGTTCCACGTGCCCGTGCCCGTTCAATCGCACCCGCATATCACGTGTCACCCATTGGTCATGCACATGGCCACTACACATGATGTCAGCGTTGTCCACATACGCTAATTGCCTGCTGCGCTGGATCATGTCTTTGGTGACTGGTCCGCCACCACCATACCCATGTGTGTGCCATAGTCTGATTGTCTGCCCCTGCGTGCCCCTCAGTTTGAAACGAAACGCCACCCACCCGGTGTACCCGGTTGTCAGGAACGGTGCCCCAGTGCGGTCCCTCAGTCTGGCAGCAAGTCTATCAATCAGGCATGTCTCGTGACGGTTGCGAATAGCCGCCTCATGGTTGCCCATGCCCTGCATCACCCACAGGTGTGCAAACGGTTCATACAGTTCTGCCGCACTGTTCACCAACGCGTCCAGGTAGTTGTCACAATAGTGTTCTGGCCGCACTTTGGATTTAACGGCACGCTTATCAAACTTGCCCTGCATGGCACAGAACAGGTCACCGAAATCCAGCACACCGGCCCCACGTTCCCGCGCTTCTCTCAGGTGCCGCAACTGCAATTCAATGTTGCTGTCAGGGTTGTCTGTGTGCGCGTCACTTCGCAACAGAAACCACTGTTCCCAACCTTTGCGAATGGTGCCGCACTCTGCCATCACCACGTTGGGGGACCGTCCCTGCCGCACAGTCCATTGCGGTTTCACTGCTGCCACCATGCCGCCCACTCCCTGGCACTTGTGTGCCGGTCAAATCATCACCAGCCACAGCACTGTGTGTGCCACCCTCACGGTGTGGCCGCACGTTCTACAATCAAATCGGCTGGCCCCCACAACGGTGCCACCGCTTCCCCGTTCAACACGTATTTCAGGTCATATTCAAATTCACCCGGTGCCTGCCCTGCTTTCACCGCTGCTGGTGCCTCAATCACAAACGTGGTCACCCCGTCAGTGTGTGAAATCCCCGCTTCCCCGTCTGGAATCGTGGCCACAATATCACTGGCCCGCCCCACGCTACCCTTGCGACGAAACCCGCAAATCCGCGCCGTGATGCCTTCTTGAGAAAACTCCGCATACAACACACCGCCAGCGTCGGGCTGTTGCAACTGGATTGGCTTGCCTGCGGTCACGGTTTGGTCGTCGCCAATTTTGAGCTGAATGCGTCCGCCCGTGAGCACACTGGCCAGCGTTTCACCACTGCCACCAGACAACCGCGACAAAATATCGGTTTGATTTTCCAGCGTGGCATCGCCGCCGGACGTCTCACCGCCGACAAAATAAGTCCCGCCATCAGCCCCGACATACAACGGTGATGCAGCAAAGTACCCACCCGCATCAATGTTGGCGTCATCCGCCGCCGTGTAGATGTCGACCGTGTACTGAGTCGATGCGTCGAGATTTACACCGGACGCTTCGTACAGATTGGTTCGCGTATCGTCCTGGGCAAGAATGATATCACTACCATGCTGCGTGTTTGGTGCGGAGTCTTTGTATGCTCGAATCCCGATAGATGAACCACTCGGAAAATCAAGAATTGCTCTGAGAGTCACCGTCATCTGTCGAGTCCTTTGTTATCTGACTGGCCAGTGCGTCGAGTGTTTCGGCTGCTGCAATAGATGCTTGTGCTCGTTCGCGGTACTGGTTTGGTCCATACTGTTTGGAGACTGCATCGGCCCCGACCTGCGCGAACGTCAACAGGTTTTGTGACTGCTCTTTGGTGAGTTCGATCTTCACCTTTTCAGGTTTATTTTCTGCGGTCTTTGCTTGTCGTTCCATACGACTACACCTCGTCATCTTCCGCCAGTTCATCGATCCATGCTTGCTTCATCGCACCCACCAGAATTCGACCCGGTTCAGTTGTCCAATCGAGTTCAAATGGTGCCGACAAATACAACGCAGGAAGTGGATTATCATAGTGATCTGCGTTTCCAATTGTCTCCGCATAGATCTTTGCTCCGGTGAGTTCAGCGAGCACCGCTGCTGCACCGCCAACCGTGATGCTGACGTTTTGATCCATGATTTCCTGTCGCTGCTCTGCGGTCAGGTCGTGGTCAAGATCCCAGTAGTGGCGGTACTGGGCTTGGTATCGTTGAGCAGTATCTGTTTCAAACTGTCGGCCTTTTACTGCCTTGTTCTCGGCTTTACGGCGAGCGATGACGGAGTAATCTGGTTCGACTATTTCGCGTGGCATTGTTGTTCTTTCTGTTGTTTAACCTGCACTGACTTTGACAGTCCCGGAATCGTTCCAGAGTTGCCCCGAAACTGCGGGATCTGACGTTGGCAGACTGTCTGCTGTGATGTTCCCGCCAACAGTCACGTCACCGGAGAAATCGCCACCGACGAAATACCCGGTTTTTACGCGCAACGCATTCTGACCGATGTCATAGGTGTTGTTCGCCATCGGGCGAAACGTGGCATTGTTAAACTGCCACTGTCGAGTTGCCGTGTTTGAGTAGATCGTCGGGTAGCCATCGTGAAAGCTATACGCATTGCTTCGGCTGTTGGTTGATATACCAATAGCTCCCCCGCTGTAGTCTTTCTTAAGGCACAGCCGATCTGTACCAACCTGCAACTCCAGATTCTGAACCGTTCCGCCACTCGCACCAGCCTCAGTAGCGATGACAAAATTCGTGCCGTTAAAGTACATCCTCGCACGTTCGTGGTCGTCTGACGCAGTGTAGGTGCCAAAGACACTGGCTTCACCAGAAGTGAGTCCGTTGCGAAACTCTGCCGTTGATGCAACCAAATCACCGCTTGAGGCACTCACCCCCGAATCAGCAAACCCGCTCGCACCGTCTGATGTCTGCATCGCACCCGA